GTTCGCCAACCGGGCGTGGACACCACAACGGTGGAGCCACACCCAGATAATAGCACACATAATGTAACTGTTCCCGAGTGACGTGTTCATATCTCCGCTACCGCGGCCTCCCTGGACACTGTACTTCACAATCCCGTCATGGCAGTAAGCTGCCCCAACGTTATTCAACTGCATATTCAGCAGTCGTCTCAACTCCTTGTCGTGAAACAAAGCGTTGTAGAATGAATGTTCATGTTCCAGTAGCCCAATATCTACGCTAGCATCGAAGCGTGAAGCATCGATGCCCAATGCGATAGCATCGGCGAACTCGTCCCACATTGCCTTCATCTGGGTGGCCATCTCAACCGCGTTCATTCCTTTGAATACGGTGTATTTCTGCCCGAAGACACGCGCAATAGCCCGAAAAATGGGTTTCTCGCTATGCTTCAGGTACCGTCCAAGCCCAATGTTGTACACCGGGCTTCGTGGTTGGATGGTTCGTGGCGACTTCGTCGTCGGCACTTTTTCCACTTTCATGAAAGTTCGAAATGTGGCATGCATTTTCTGCACGCCTTTCTCCAGGTATTCCTCGAGGTAGTTTGCATATACCGTACGCTTTCGACCCTTGTAACTATCCACGAATTCCTCGGGAGTCACAGGGTGGAAAGTGCGGCCAGCTGCCTTTACCACCAATCTCTTAAAATCACCTAATATCCCATCGTAGTAATCCTTCCTACGACCCGCTCTCTTTAGCAGTTTACCACCAACCTTCGCGTAAATCATACGCTCAGCGATGGCAGCACAAGTTGTCATGACATCAGCAGCGTTAGTGCACAAGGTACGGTCTGACGACCCAATTCCCCCGACGACATACACTGCTCTCTCTTTCTCGGCCTCCAGTCTCCAATGCACGGCCAAACTAGCATAGTTCGGATCCTCTTTGCGCAACGCCTCCCACGTATCCTCTGTGGGCTCATGCGATACACTTGGAACCTTATAAACTACGCTATCGCGCATCTTGACCTGGCCCCCCTATTCACGACCAAAGAATCGCTGACACTTACGTGCCCAACGATCCCACGTACTCAAGGTTTCATCAAACCTGCCCTCCACCATCATGCGGTACGCACCAACCTGCTTCTGAGCAACAAGCTCAGCAACAGTAGGCACGAACACCTTGGTGACAATCAGCGGCAGAACAGACGCTTGGTGTGACGGGCGCAACCCATGATCTTTCATCATAGTTGCCGCGTAACGCCACAC